AAGCTTGTAGGTTCTACTACGTTCCATAGATCTGTACCACACTTTAATCTTTATACCAGACTTCTGTCCTTCTTCAGACATGGCCCAGTCTACAGGATTAAGTACAAATGCATCATCAATGAAGCTAGTCTTACCTGAACCAGTCAATCCACCAATTAAATAGTACATTGACTTTCTAATGCCAACATACCTATTGAGCCTGTCAAAGCCCATAGGTATACCACCATTTCTTCCGTCAAGGCCCTTCTGGACCTCTTCTTTTAGTAACTTAAAACTCATTAGTATCTTAAATCGTTATCAAAGTTATCTTTATCTTCTGGCCAGATGAATCCACCTATCCACATCATTAATCTAGCTACTACTATCCATAGTATTACACTTAATATTATTTTCATCTTTATAGTTTTTATTGTTTGCTAATTCTTTTAGTTTATCAAAAGCGTTGGTCATTCTTTTATCATCTGAATAATAATTGCTTTTAATCTTTTTCATCCACTCGTTAAATTCTGCTGTGTTTTCCATAATTTAAATATCTGTTGGACCTCCTGAATTTACATCTACATCATCCTGATCTTTATTTTGCTCCATGAGCTCTATAAAACTTTCAAATGTACGTTGATTCAAATAGGGAATAGAACCCTGCATAAAACTCATTATATTTTTTCTCTCACGTATTGAGCGTTCAGCTTTTTGTTTTACCTCATACTTTAGAGCATCTGTTAGTTGTTTTGCAGTGAATTCTCCTTCTTCTATAATAGTTTTAAACTTCCTTCTACATTCTTCTTTACCTCTACGTAATGATCTAGTTCCTTTGAACTGCTTACCATTAATAGTAAATGAATCTGTAGGAGGGTATTGTTTCCACCACTCTTCAAAGTCCGTTGTTATTGGTTTACGTTTTATTATCTTTTTAGCATTCTCATCAGTAACAAACTTTAGTAAATCTTTACCAATGGCTGTTATCTTTTCTTCATCCTTAGTTATTAATCCCTTTCTTATTAAGCTTTGATACAGAGCAGCAATTTTCATACTATCCTCATATAAAGGTTGTACGTCATACTGCTCTTCTATCAATTTAAGCAAATAAATCAGATCAAGATTATAACTTTTTTTGATGAGTTCTTTGAATACTTGTGGGCTTATGTGCATTCTCATCTTTTACTGGTTTTTCTACTACTATAGTAGCAGGTTTCTTTCTCTTTTTCTGTTGTTCGTATTCCCACTCTTGCCATTCTGCTTCCATTATATACTGCTTATGCAGTGTATCAAACCCTTCTTCAGCAAAACGTGATGCATGTTCCCAGTCTTCATTGATTAACTTAGACATTCTTTGGCTTGTTTTTAGATCCTTTAGGTCTACCTGAACTACGTTTTGGTTTGTTAACTATTATATTAGTCTTCTTGACCTTATTCTTACTTCCCTTTGGTCTACCTCTACCTCTTTTAGGTTTCTTACCACCTTCCCAGGCTTCATTAACTTTAGGTGTGCTCTTATCATCACCTACATACTCACCTTTCTTATTACGAGCTCTCTTTGGCTCTTCAAAAGGATCTGGTTCTGCTTTAAAGATTTGATAAACTGTGAATAAGATACCCACGATCATAACTGTTGCCCACACATAGGCTGATGTACTTAAATTTAACTCCATTTTTCTGGTTTTTAATTATTAATATTAATTTTTGATTCTAAGGCCAAATTGACTGTTAAACCAATTTAGATTTTCTATTGCTTTATTTGTATTAAACTTGAAGACTTTCTTCATAGTTTTAATTGCATATTTATTAAACTCTTCACGTTGTTTAGATGTCATGGTCCAGTTAAAGTACCACTTATCATCATCTAACGTGTCTACTAGTCGCTTACCAACTATATCTAGTTGATATTCAATAAGGTGCTTCATGACATTACCTCTATTGATAGTTGCTTTTTTTTTCATTTACTTAAAATAGATTTAATTGATTAGGCACTACTGTATTTTTCTTGCGCTTTCCCTTAGTAAGAATCTTTACTATCATACTTTCTGCTTGATCTATATAGTATTTGTAGTTTATATTATCTACTGAAGAACCTTTCTCTAGATAATTACAAACGTGACACACCCATTCACCAGCTTCCACCTGACTTCTCTTAGCAGCCTTGCTATCAGAGTTGTGCTTCTTTACCTTGTAAACCTTCTCACCAACTTTAGCTACATAGTACCTAATTAGTTTATTATACTTATTTGTAGTATTATTCACCTTATCAATACCTTCGTAATGAAAGTCTCTAGATGCTTTCTTCCTGATACAGAAATCATACAAATTCTTATGATTCATAATAGTATCTTTAACAGGAGTACCGTGCACATAGTACTGCTCAAGAGCAATGGGAACTATTCTAGCAGACTTGTTCTTGTGTAGTTCAAAGTCTGTAAGAAAGTCCCCCTTTTTCTTGACATAACCATCAGGCATGATGGCCAGGTAGTCATTAACAGTGGAAAACAAGATCTTTGTATAGTCTGTACGTTCTAGTACATACTGTGTGGTCTTACACCACCAGTCATTGATCTCATGCATCTTAGGAATCAAGTCTTTTCTCACTTTAACTGTTACAACGTCTGTGTTAGCAGATATAATCTTGATATCATTAAGCTCATACTTCTCAATAAGCATCATTAGACTAAACTCACCAGTTATAGTGGTGAACATAGTTAACTGCCTATCATATATCCATGAGTTCATGTCAGATGATTTACCGTACACAGAATTGACTGCAAGTTTAAGTGCTCCTACAATTCCTTTAATCCTCCTGTCACCCTTAGCTTGTGGTTTAAGCTCTAGTCGTTTCTCAAACATACGTTTGTATCCATTCAAGAACTCTTTACCCAGGTGAGCAGGATATTTTTCATTGTTAATTATTATAGCAGGATAATAGCTAGCTACATCCCAATCTATAATCTCATGATCTTCATCTTCTTCAAACACTTCTGGTTTGTTTTCTGTATGAAGACCACCTTTCATAAAAGAATACACATTATCATAGAAATGCACGTGCTCTTTGAAGTTATCCATGAGTCCTAGCTTACGCTTCTTAACACTGCTTAACAGGTCTTGTAGCTGCTTGGTCTCAAACTTAACGTAGTGAGCAATACAATTCTTCATATTGATACTCTTCCTAAAATATCCTTTACGTGGAAGCTCACGTATATCTATACCCTTTTCTTGACAGTAATACTTCTTGATGATCTCATCACCAATCTTACTATCAGAGTAATTAAGACAGCTTATACCAAACTCCTCTTCTATATCTCTACGAAGTTGCACTTGATTGTTACCCTTGTATAATGGGTGCTCTGTCTCTCCTATGGTTATCTTGTAGAACTCATAAGTTGCATCAACATCATTAAAACAATACTGCAATGACAAGAACACTTCATCCTTGGTCATGTTTGTCTTAGTGTGATGTATAGGCATCTCTTCAATGTTCTCAAGATCCATTTCAAACTCTAACCTCTTCAGGCTAACACGTCTGTTCTTATTGTCATAGTGGTGTATCTTAAACAAATCCATTTGCTTTAGAGAAAGCTCGTGCTCTCTGTACTCTGCAAACACATCATAATTAGCATCATGTATGACATCTTGGGCCTTCTGTGCAATCTTAGCACATATCTCTAGTCCAGTTAAATCATGCCAATGCTCATAGTTTCTAAGAATCCACTCAACAACCTGACTGTCAAAGCGTAGATTATTATAACCTACCCAATACACATCCTTGTTATCTTCAGTGTACTTAACAAATGCATCAAGCTGATTCTGCCACTTACTAACTGTAAAGCTCTTAGGTGTGCTCTCAGGCTTCATGCATACAACTATAAAGCATTCCTGCATAGTTTCTATGTCATATATAATTACATCATTCATTCTCTGTCTTTTTTAAATCTTTCCACTCTAAATAAAATCCAATTGCTACAATAACATTCATGCCTACACTACTGAGTATTTCGTATAGGTCATGAAAGTTATGTATAGACAAATGCACATGTCCAACCACCCAGAAAGGTATAGCCAAGTTGCCTGCTACCCATCTAATTAAAAAGGTTATAAACTTCATACTAAGTTATTGGTGAGCTTACAAAAGTAATCAATTTAATGAGATTACCAAATAGAAAATCCACCAGAATTTCTAAGAAAGTTAATAAACTCCTTAATCATCCACAATGGTGTACCGTGTGAAGGATAGTAGACATTACCATCATCACTAACAACACTAGTAAACATAATTGTACCATAAGGATAATCTTCGTTAAGTTTATCTGTTAAGTCATCATCAAGTAAACCTTGACTTCCTGATTGACTCCAAGAATTCATGTTACAATAGATTTGATCGTCAGGATCTTTTAAATTATCTTCTTCAGCAACAACTTTTTCTAGTGCATCTGCCATA